CCAAGCGCTCGACGCATTCGCCGTCTGGGACAAGACCCTTGGCCACCGCGGTCGCCAAGGCCTCTTGATTTGCCGGCACCGACACCACCGAAAACTCGAGCAGCTCCCACCGCGTGATTACCGTTCGCGTTTTCGGGCCGAATCGCTCGATGTCCCGCTCGGACGCCTGGCGGATCCCGTCCGACGGGACGCGGAACCCGACGGAAAACGCCGACAACACGCCCTGCTGCATCAGCGCGCGCACGGTGTCGGGCAGCCACTCGGCCGCCTGCGGGTGCGTCTCGGGGCGCTCCGCGAACCTCATCGTGGCGATAACCGCCTTCGACGTCGTGCGAAGCGACACGGCTTTCCCGATCGGACGCGAATGATCATGTTGCAGCAGGACCACCGGATTCTTTCGATAATCCGATGCGTCCAGGCCGGACGGGAGCATGACATCACCATCGCGGTCGGGCACAGCGACCGAAATCTGCGCGGTCACGTGTCCGTCGCCATCGGCCTTCGTCTCGACTTCGCAGACCTTGTTCATTTTCATGTCATTCTCCAGCCAGGACCGGCTCGATCCGGCATCGACAATTCGGATGTACTGGCGGGCCGAGCAGACCCGACTCCAGGTAATCGAGCGTCACCATCTGAGGCTCTCCGTCGGCCCGGGTGCCAGCGCGAAGCATGGTCCCGGACGGGAAAACCGCGGACCGCGAATCGAAAACGGTGTCGCCGGCCGCGTCGGCCGCGGACTGACAGAGCTCACACGGATCGGCCGAGAGCACGAACCGCTTGCCTCGCACCACCGCGGACTGGCCCCACGCCTCGGATTTCGAGTACGTGACGGCAAATTGGGCCTCGGTTTTGGCGAGCCGATCAGCAACCCATCGATCGACTCGACTCGATGCCGCGATCCCCCTTGCGGCGTTCGCCAGCCCGACGCCAGTGGCCTCCGCATCCACAAGCAGACGCCGCACCTGAGTCTCGTATGTGCCGACCATCGTGCGGCCGATGCGATCGGCGGAGGCGTCGATGAATTCCTTGACGGCCGGGTCCGAAGCGCGGAAAACCAGGCCCATCCCGGGGGTGACGCGATTGATCGCATTTTGGCCCGACTCCGCGATGATGGACGTGATCGGTGCGGCGAGCGCCCGCCGCGCCTCCACGACGGCCGCGGCCAATCGGTCGTCGCCGAAGATCGAGGCGGGAACGCCACCGTCGCCCCATCCCGCCGCCTGAGCCAGCGTATCGAGGGTCGATCGCAGGCCGGCCATGACCGGCCGCATCGCCCGCACGAGGGCATCCACGTCGTCGCCGGACGCGTCGCCGACGGCCTTGCCGGCGGCATGATCATCATCCGGCGGCGCCCAGCCACGCGGCATGGGCGGCACGATCAGCTCCGAGACCGACGCGATCGGCGGAGCCCCGCGCGGCAAGCACGTGGCCCTCTGAGCCTTCGGAGGCTGGCCAGGCTCATCCGGGTCGTCCTGCTCCGGCTCGTCCGCCGGCGGCGGGTCTGCCGGCACCGGACCACTGAACATGCTTGGCGCCTCGGATTGGCCCATGAGATCGAGACGGCGGAGCCCAGCGCCGATCAGCGGGGCGGACGACTCGGGCGTGCCCCACTCGGGCATCCCGTCCTCCGATCGCAGCTCATCGACGCTCGCGCCGGCCGCGAGGCGCGAAGATCGTTCGGCCGCGCGATCCGCCGCGTCCTGCCGGATCGGATTCTCGGGGACGATCATCAGCCCTTGGCCGAATCGAGACGCGAGCTGATCATTCAGCGCGTCGTAATATCGGCACACGAGCGGCCACACGGTCAGTCGGAGATGCTGGTCGTTCGCCTCCCGGGTCACTGCCCGGTTCGCGTCCTCGGGGGTCAGCAATGCCTTGGGCACGCCGAACCCGGCTGCGACGAAATCGCGCACGAGCCGCGACGACTCGGTGAACTCCAGCTCACGATTCGTCTGCGTCAGCTTCTCCAGCTTGCCGCGCGTCATGAACGCAATCGTTTCGGAGCGGTTGAACATTCGGCCGAACAGCGATTTCCACTGCGTTCGGAATGCCCTTTTTTCGGGCTCGCTCATCCCTTCAACATCTGTCACGACGTAGTCAGGCGCGCCGTTTCGACGCATCAGCCAGGCATTGAATTCCGCAATGTGCTTCGACGCATCCGAGTAGAGCGACCATGCCTCAAGCTCCGACGTTCCGCGGTACGGATTCGTTGGGTTGAAACGTCTCACCCACGTCACTTCATCCGGCGTGAACCGCCTGGTGTCCGCACCGTTTCGATACGTAAAACCGGACACGAAATCGACGGGATCCGGAATAGGCGTGACGTAATACGGCATCATGCGCCACAGTTCGGTGGGCGGCTCGCCATTGCTCGGCCCGTACAAAAACGCTTCGCCTGAAAGCTGCATGTCACTGATCATCGCCTCGGTGAGCGCGTAGCCGTCCATCCATCGGTTCGCCGACGCGAGAAGATCGAGCAGTGCGTGACTGTCCACCTCGATCATGTCGTCAATTCGGTACCTGCTGGACGCCTTGGCGAACGAGTATGGCGCACGGACTTCGGCATTGCCGGCCAAGAGTCGTTTGGTTTCAATCGAGAGCGGCCGGATATTCCCGGTGCGATCAAGCCGACGCCGCTCGTCTTTCGTGCCCGCATGCCGCACCAGCTTGATGGGCACTGACGCCGCAACAGATGCGTTGATCGACACGCATCGGTGAACCCAGAGCCGGTACGCTTCGTCGATCGAGTCCGGATCTCGAAAGTCTTTCGAATTATACTTGCTCTGGACGTGCTTTCCAAGGACGATTTCGTGCAGCTTTCGAGCATCAATCATCGTCGTCGTCCCATTCGTTTGGCTCGTCGCCGGCGTCGAACACAACAGGTGATGGCCGCGTCGTCCTTGCACGCACGGCCAGTGCGAGCGCCATCACGCAGTCGTCATGCATGCCGCTCGGTGCAGCGTACCGCATCCGCCGACCCGAGTACTCGTGTCGGAACGACTTAAGTTCCGATTCCATGGGCCCGCGGGGCACGCGAATCTCGCCACACTGGAGCGCGACGGCGAGTCCTTCCAGCAGCGATTGCCGGCTTTGGCTCGTGAACGTGAACCCTTCGACGAGCGGCGACGTCGTCTGAAGCTGCTCCACGATCGGATCGCCGACGCCGGTCGAGTCGATCAGCGCGTATCGATGGCGTGTCATGGCCTTGATTCGCGCAGTCGTGTTCCGCCAATTTGACTGCCACCGCTGCATTGCCGCGCAGTCGCCCGCACGATCCAAGCCGACGCACACGGTCCAGTCGACTGATTTCGCAAGGTCGATCCCCCACACATGCACGTCGGTCAGCGTTGGCGCGTCAAGGCAGCATGCACGTTCGATCGCGTCCCACCCGAACGGAGACGATGAAGCCTCGGCCGGATCGGCCATGTACTCGTTTCGGAACGCGGCCTCCGGCATGTCGTGCCGAGCGTCCTCGATTTCCTCGGGATCGATGAACGGATTCGTTTCCGTCGGCATCGCCCACGACCGCCACCCGCGTATCTTTTCCTTGCCTCGCTGGAAAAGCGTCCCGTAGAAATAATCGTGCGCTTCTCTCGGCGTCGAGAAGAAAAACGAGTCTCCGCGAAGGTCGGTCAGTGTCGGGCGGATTACTCGCGTCCATGCGGATTCCAGGTCGCGCACGTATGCAGCTTCATCAACGACCGCCCTCGCGTACTTGCGGCCGCGGGCAGTGTTCGCGCTGTCCAGCGACCAAAAGTCAATGATGCCTCCGCCGGGCAGGATTATCCGGCGGTCGGCCACGCTGATTTCCATCGCCTTTCCAAACGGGGCGAGTGTCTGGCGGATGGTCCGCCACACGTCGGTCATCATCGGGTAGCTCGGCGAAAACCACGCGGTAGGAAGGCCACGAATCGCGGCATCGATGACCAGCGACTGGCCGATGAGGGTCTTCCCCCACCGGCGCCCGCACATCACCACGTTGTGTCTGCCTCGCTCGTCGAGGATCTGCCGCTGCGCCTCGTGCGGCTGCGGCAGCGTCAGATCAACATGCACTGTCGTCGTCGTCGTCGTCGAGCCGGCGGTCCGCGGCGTCGCTCGCGTATCGCACGGTCACCTCCACCGATCCGCCCGTGTCGCCCCGAGCTTCCTCGTCCTGCACCTGGCGGACGATCATCGCCAGGGTCCGCACGCACGAATTGATCCCGCGCACGTCCTGCTCCTCGATCGATGACTGCATGGCCAAACTCAAACCGCGGGCAAATTCGGCCATCAGCTCCGACGAAATCCCCCACCCGCGGGCAATGCCACCGCGCACCGCAGCGCGATCCCGGCCGTCGCGCATGTCGAGTGCGGAGTTGCCCCCATCCCCCATCGCATCTGGATGATGATCAGTCATTGCGTGCCCTCGCGATCATGATACGCGGGGTGCGGCCTCATGAAAAACCCCCGCGGGTGCCACCTGACATCCGCGGGGGAAGGACACGACCACGAGTCGTGATTCGTCATTCTCGCCGATCGACCACGCGGCGAGTGTACCGCGCGACGATGGCATCGAATTCGTCCCACGGCACCGGGATCACGATGCCTCCCGGCTCGATCACGGTGATGCCCTGGTCGTTCGGGCGCCATGCCACGATCGCGTGGAGATTGACAGCCACGTCCTGCCCGAATCGGATCGTCACCGGCGAGTGTTGGTAGACCGGCGAGGACTTCGTGCGGGCCTCAAACGCGGCCCGGTCGAACGCGACCCGGTCAATCTGCGCGACTGCCGCGACGGCCAGCACCATCAACGAGACGATCGCGGCTAGCCACACTTGCGCTCGCCGGCTCACGACGTGGCCCCGGTCTTGATCGTCGCGTTGGTGACTGGGATTGGCGCGATGGCGTCCGGCATCTCGGGCTTGTCGATGGCTGCATGGCCGCCGGCGTTGGCGAAGACGCGTGCAGTCGCTGCCC